ACCAGTATCTTTTTGGATAGTGGTTGTTGCTCCGGCATCTGTTAATTTAACAACATCACCGAAACATATCCTTGTTGATTCAGAACTCAGAATTGGATACTGACGAAACGCACCATTGTACGATCCAGAAAGATTTCCTACTGATCTTAAACCGAAAGGAGCTGCTATTGTTGACATAATAATGTCTCCCTTATGATTAAAAGTTTAAATTTTAAATACTAACTTTTGCGTGTGCTTTTCTCTGGTTTGAGAACTGGCATACGTGGATCGGATTCTCTAAGATAGTTATTATCAACTGCGGACATCTGACTGTCAGTCACGCCTCTGAAATGTTCTCTACGAGCATCCATGTTTTCCTTTGAGTTCTTGCAAAGCAGCAATCCCCCAACCTCTACATTACCCTTGAATCTGGAATCCATATCAGGCATTATTTTAAGTTCAGGATGATCCTCAAACTTAACTGGTTCCCAACCTTCACGAAATTTTGACGATACATTTGTCATATCAGCTTGACCTAAAGATGATGTGCGAATCCAACGGAATTCAAATCCTTCCTGTGGAGTCGGGTCAGGCAAAGCACTAGGTTGTGTCCAAGTTACTTTACGTTCTGATGTGTCTCTTGTATCTTCTGTGCGTGAATCTCGGTTAGCCATTATATTGATTCCTTCAATAGTTGCGCTGCATATTGTTCAGGTGTAACTCCCAGACGTTTAGCGAGTCCTATCTGGGTGGAGGTTAATTGCACTTTGCGTGGTTTTTTTGCACTTCGATTAACGGGGGCAACCACGTTACCAGCTGGGCGTTGAGGTGCTTCTACCTCTATTATCTCATCGCCATGCTTGTTTTTAAAATGATCAGGAAAATATTTTTCCATAGACTCATTAATTCTTTTATAATATTCATCTGTATCTAGCTTTGGGTTTATTCCTGCAACAACTAATTTTTGATGCACGCCCATAGCAAAGCCTGTCATATCTTCATAGCCTTCTTTTTGGAACCAATCGCTATTATCTTCTAGCCAATTTTTATCCTTACCTGTAGGCGCTGAAACTTTAGGTTGAACAGGATCTGCTTTAGCAACAGGAGCCTCTTGTTCAACTGCTCTTACTGGAGGCTTATAATTTTCAACTCTATATTTTTCATTCTGTATGTTGCTTAATTTTTCTTGAGCTTCTAATAATTTGTCAGAGTCCCCAAGTTCATAAGCTTCTTTATATTCTTGTTTGGCTCTTGAGAGCTGTGCTTCAACTCTTCCTTTTGCCTGTTCAACTAATACTCCTTCACCTTCGTCTAGTGTTTTTCTTAGTTTTTGATTTTCTGCCATTTGAACTTTAAGTCCGCTAATGGCTTCTTCTCTTAATCTTGTGGCTTCTTCTTTTTGCCTGCGCTCTTCATGGTACTCATACTTGAGCTGCTTGATTCTTTTTTGTACGTCTGTTCCATACTTTGCTACCTCATCGTCATCAGGTATCTTGGATTCTACGCTTTCATCTCTTTTAGGTTTTCTGTCTGCTTCAGGGGTGTCATCAATAACCTCTATTTCTACAGGATCATCTGACATATTAATTTCTTGTTCTATTTTTTCTGCTGAATTTTCCATTATGCCCTCGTATATCCTCTAGGATCATCAACCACAGCTTCCACTGTATCGTCATTGATTAACCTAAATTCTTCACCTTTTAATTTAAACCTAGTTCCAGAATATGATCTGAATATTACAAAATCGCCTTCTTTGCAATAAGAGCCATCAGGAAACTTGTCATTGTCTTTATAACAAGAAGGCCCCATGCCTATTACTAAACCGATAATGGATGCAACTTCTTCCATCCCTTTTAATTTATCTGGTATAATAACACCGCCATCAGTTTTTTCATCTAATTTTGGTATCGCAATTAATAGCTTGTAACCCTTGGGTTCAGGTAATTTACGAGTGACTTCTTCATCTAACTCTAGTTTTTTTGCAGAGAGCATCTCTGTTCCTTTGTGCAGTGATTTAGGTTCACAGTTACCTTGCAGGCTTTATGCCTGAAAAACTTCTTATTTTAAATATACACAACTATTGACAAGTTGGGAAGAGTTAATCTTCAATATATTTTTTTTCATCTTCTTGCAACATTTCTCTTGCTGACACCAAACCCTCGATTTTTCCAACAAGTCTTTGGTATTCCTCGAAATTAGTAGCTCTGCCGGATGCCAAATGATAAGAGATAACATCTATTTCCTCATTTATTTTTTTTATTAAGTGCGTATAAATAGTGTCATTTCTACTCATTTGTTAATTCTTTTGCAACGTCCATTGCTATTTTTGTGCCTTCCGTAATAGCTTGATTTTGCATCTTCTTAGATTGAATTTCAACGTCTGAATTATTCTTTGCAAGGGTGACACCAAGTCTCGCACCTTCTCTTTTGTTTTCAGAGTCCAATCTTTCGGTTTGATTTTTATCATTGATCATTGCTTTCTGAGCATCAAGTTCCAATCTTGCTATGTCCATTTGCTTTTTATGTTCAAGCTCTTGTTCTTTTATAGCAAGTTCTCTTTGTTGTATTTGAGTTAATGGATCTTGTTGCTGTCTCTGCGCCTCTACTTGTTGAGCTTCGGCTGTGTTTGATTTTAATAATTTTTCTGCTGCTTCTGCAGTAAGCCTTGATAATTCTTCTTCAGCATCTTCAGGCAATGGCTTTTCTTCATTAGGCATAGATATGCCAAGATTTTTTTCTATCTCTTTCCTGTATTGAAAAGCAACGTGTTCTGTTATGTGAGCTGATAAAGCGGCTTGTATTACTGCTGCGAAAGGAGACTGACCAACAATCTCTTTTAATTTTGGATCGTTTGCTGCAGCCATGTGAACTCTCATATGAGCTTCATGATCTTGATACTTAAATGCCTTTACTGGCTCTTGTTTTAACATTGCCATATTTTCTGTTACAGGATCAGAAGGCTTTATATCTTCTGGTAATTTTATTATTGAGCTTGGATCTTGTATACCAAGAACTTCTAGCATCTGTCTGTGAAGTTTTCCCATGTCATATAACTGAGGAGCTTGTTGAGCTAGTTGAAGAGCGGCTTGATATTGCATCACTCTTTGTGACATGGTTGCTGCATTTGGATCAGAAACAGGAATTACATCTATCCTGTCATCAAAATCTTTTGATCTGGAGAAGTCCCCCTCTGTGTCATATAAATATTGATCATCCATGTACTCATTAATTATTTTAGCAAGAAGTCTTAATTCTTTTTTTAATGCAGCATGAAGCCTAGCTTGAACTCCAGACATAACTTTCATGGATCTTTCCATTAAAGCTAAAGTTGTTCCAACTGGTGCTTGGGCGTTGATGTCCCCAACCTGTATATCGGCTACCGATCCTATTCTTCTTCCTTCGTCAACAATGTTTCCGAGTAATTGATACAATACCGATGACGGTTCTTTGTAAGGAATAAAAGTAATAGCATCACGGATTGCACCACCCGGGACATCAACGTCACGGAACTCACCCGGCATGAGAGGCGAATCATCACCTTTGATACGAAGACCCCTAGCTTTAAGGCCAGCTGGCAAATTCGACAGCGTACCAGCATCAATAAGTTGTCTGAGGATTGAGGTTGCACTTTTGGCAAGTCCTCCGATGAGGTGTATAAGTCCTGTACCGTAAAAGCCCAACCCGGGGAGATACCTGTAGTGGACGAAGTATTGTCTTTTCTTTTTCTTTTTGTCATCTTCGTAATAGTTCCTTCTTATGGATAATATCTCTCTTGATGACTTATCTATAGTTACAACGTATGGCCTAGCTATACCATCCTCTTCTTCAAAAGGTTCTGGCAATTCCATGTCAACGTGCATCTCTAAAAGAGTGTGTCTATCATCATCTTCTATTGTAGCTGTTTCTCCATCCAAATCATCATATTTTTCTTGTATATCTGAGTAATCAGGCTCTGGTTCAGGAAGATCTATGTCACGATAGAATCCATTGTTTTGTAATTTTAATATATCATTAGCTGATTTTTTCATAACATGAGTGTATCTTTCACATGTCATAAGATCTGACGCTCCATAGGAAACAACAAAGTCTTCTGCAGGCACAAACATTGCACAAGGTCTTTCCATTATTGGGTCGTAATAAACTTTTTTAAAGGCTGATCCTGCAAGAGGTAACTTGAAAAGCATCTGCTCAGTCTCATCTCTGTATTCTGTCATCTCCTCTGTAAGAAGATAATTCATTTCATTCTCAACTCGTTTTGCTTGTTCTGTTTTTTCAACAGATAGCTTGCCAAGTATCTTTGTTCTTACAGGTCCTGATGCTGGATAGATTTCTCCCATAGCTTGAGCTTGAAACCTTACTATTGATTCTGTAAGTATTGGGTGGAAAACACCAGAAGCTCCAGCCCACGGCTGTTGTCTTTCTTCAATCTTCATTCCTAAAAGATCTAAGCCCTTAACATAACTCTTTGCCCATTCACTTCTTGATTGCCTATCAGAATCAAAGTTTCCCATCAATTCACTTGCCATAGACTGCAGATCACCTTCATCTATTTGATCCGCTAAATTTTCATCAAAGCCTTGATTCATTATATCTTCTACTTGTTCTCCAGTAAAATCTATAATCATACCGCCATCTTCTGTTTCAACTGATACAGATTCTGGATTAACTATTTCAATGTCTATCTCAGTGGATGCTATTTCATCCTCATCTCTAATCATTGGTGTCATTGGTTTTTCAATAGCCATGTTTCAATTTTCCCTAATAATATTCAACTGGTCTTCTGTATTTTGGTTCATCGTCCCAATCATCCATAGTTGTTCTAATCCAACCGCCTTGTCGGAATCTTAACAGCGCTTGCGTAGTTGAGTCAACCAAGTCATCATGGTCCCCTGCTGGAAACGCTGCACATTCTTCTATAACTTCTTCTGCCCATCTTGTTGGTGGGTGCCAAACAACACCACTAGCAAACAAATCTGTTACGCCATTAACTCTTGCTATCTTATCTTGTCCACGGCTTGGTGTAAACTCTGTAACTGGTATTCCCATAGCTCTAAGTTCAAAAATAAGGGGCGAGCCTGCAGCTTTTGCCTCCACAATCATTTGATCTGGTTCAAATTCCCAGTATTTATCGTATGCGGCACGCTTTAATTCTGGAAACTCTAGTTTTTCCTTGTATGCATCAAGTAATATTAAGTTTGGTTGCATAACTCCCTCAAGATTAGGCTCATGAAACACTCCCCACGTTGTACAAGCACTATAATCGGCTCTTTGCGTTTTTAAGAAGGCTGTGTCCCATGATTGGATTATTGAATCACATGGTGGTAAATCTGTTTTAGTCCATTCCTGCCACCATTCACGCTTGATTAATGCCCCTTCTTCCGATGTAGGGTCCTGTTGGTACTGTGCGTTCCATTTTGCCACTGGTAATTCAGCTTTTAGAGCATCTAATTCCTTACCGCTCCAAAACTCCGGCCATAACGGCTTGCCTGATGGCATAATTGCAGGTAATTGGATAACTTCCCACTCATTAGAGCCTTCTCGTTCTGTTGATTTAGTAATAATTTGTCCTGTTAGATCCTTTTTAGACCATCTTGTCATCACAAGTATGATTGCCCCACCCGGCTGTAGTCTCTGACGAGGTCCAGATGTGTACCATTCGTAAACTTTGTTATAAACATCAGGGTTATATTCACCCATTGTAGCTTCTTGCTCTGAATGAGGATCATCAATGATAAGAATATCAGCACCTTTACCTGTCACTGCCCCTCCAACACCTATAGCAAAGTAATCTCCACGTTTGTTAGTGTTCCATCTACCTGCCGCTTTACTGTCTGTAGATAATTCTATGCCCGGAAACACAGATTGGAAATCTTCGTTCTGTATTAAGTTACGAACCTTTCTACCAAAGCCAACTGAGAGCTCTGCAGTGTGTGCTGTCTGAATAACTTTCTTATCTGGATACATTCCCAAAAACCATGCAGGAAATAAATAACTGGCAAACTCTGATTTAGTATGACGGGGTGGCATATTGATTATTAATCTTTTTAATTCACCACGGGCAACACGCTCGAAAGCTTCTGCCATAATCTTATGATGTCTACCAAGTATAAAGCCCGGCCACATAGCTCTAACAAAAGGAAGAAACTCTTTTCTAGCTTCCTCTTTTGTTTTTGCTGCTTCCAGCTCTTCTATTAAATCTAATATCTCTTTTTGTTTATCAGGGGAAAAGCTACTTAAATTCTTAGAAGCTGTTTTTAAAATATTTGAAATGTCACTCATTGTCGATGACCTCATCAGCAGGTCGGCTCTCCACGATCTTTCTTGCTAGGTCTAACATCCAAAGGCAACAGACTGTGCTAACAGAAGAAACTATATGAAGAGACTTGCCACCATCCCCATCATCGCCCCATCCTATAACTAAAGATTCTTCTATTTCAGAATAGTCATCTTCAAGGTCTTCGTAAGAGATATTATCTTTTCTGTAGTCGTCTAACTTTAT